CTACTACTACTACTATATAGAAAGAGAATTATTGCAATATTGTAATTTAGACGAAAGTTAAACATAAAGAATAATAAGGCTAAGATAAAATAAATTCGTATCTTTGAGCAAACTTAAATTAAATACAATATGTCTAATATAGGATATACTCCAAAGAACTTATTGTTCGATGAAGAGGGTAGAAAGAAATTATACAAAGGAATTGAAACATTATCTTCTGCAGTAAAGTCTACACTAGGACCTGCCGGTCAAACCGTTCTAATAGAATCCCCACAACACACACACGGAATAACAGTTACTAAAGACGGAGTAACAGTTGCAAAGTCAGTTGCACTTATAGACCCCACCGAGCACCTTGCGGTGAAGATGATGAAAGAGGCAGCAGAAAGAACTGCAACCTCAGCAGGTGATGGAACCACAACTGCAATTGTTCTTACAGAAGCTTTAGTCAAAGCAGGTGCAGAACTTATAACTGAAAATAAAACATCAGTATTAAGAGAATTAGTTTCTCTAACAGAAACTGTATGCGATAACTTAAAAAAGAAATCGACAAAAGTTACACAAAAAAAATTAAAAGACGTTGCTACTATATCAGCAAACAACGATAAAGAGTTGGGTGCTATTATATCAGACGTATATAAAAAGGTAGGTATAAACGGATTGGTTACTATTGATAGGTCTCAAACATCAGAAACATATTATGAATCTACAAATGGACTAAAGGTTGAAAGAGGTTATGAATCACCTTTGTTTGTAAACAACCAAAAGAAAGATGAGTGTATACTAGAAGATTGTTATATCCTAGTTAGTGATGCACCTATTGAAAACCTACTACACATAGAGAATGTTTTAAAACCTGTAATCTCAGAAAACAAAAGATTATTAATTATTGCACCAACCTCAGCTAATGTAACAAACACTCTAGCTGCGAATGTAATGAAGAACGGATTAAAGCTTTGTACTATTGGACCCCCATCATTTGGATACAAACAACACGAACTAATGCAAGACATTGCTTTAAGTGTTGGTGCCACTTACTATAGTGAAAAGACCGGTGATGATTTAAGCTTGATGACGTTAGAAGATTTGGGTCACTGTGCTAAGGTGATAGTTGGTCGTGACTCAACCGTCATCATTAAAGATGATGTTATTGGAGATGGCGAAATCTATAAAAGAATTAAAGAATTAAAAGAAGCACACAAAAGAGAATCAGATAAAAACAATGCAGAGTTTATACTATCAAGGATTGCAACACTCACAGGTGGTGTAGGTGTTATTTATGTTGGAGGTCAAACTGACCTAGAACAAAAAGAACTTTATGATAGGATTGATGATGCAGTATGTGCAGTACGTTCAGCTTTAGAAGAAGGTATACTTCCGGGTGGTGGTTCAGCTTTAATGCAGGAATCCTATAATATAGGTGATGATACTGTAGCTAAACAAATTTTAGCGAGAGCACTTCGTGCTCCTTTAAAACAAATATGGGAGAACGCAGGAATAAAATATGAAGGTCAATATGAGGCTTCTGTTGAAATAAACAAAATCGGATACAACAATGGGTTCGATGTAAAAGAAGGCAAGTGGGGAGATATGTATAAGTTGGGTGTTATTGACCCGTTAAAAGTAACTAAGTCGGCATTGCAGAACGCAGTGTCTGTAGCAGTAACAATTCTTTCTACCAATGCTATTATAACTATGGCTAGGACTTACGAGGATAAAAATTAATTTAAAACTAATACAATGCCAATTTATAATCAAATATTTGAACACTATAGACAAGAACAACGAAAGATTGAGAAAGCAATCAAGTTGTTAAAAAATAAAGGATTCTATATTAAGGACTTAAAAGAAGATAAGTACCTAACTAAAAAACAGAGAACACATAATGAAGCCAATAGGTAAGTACATCTTAATAAAAGAAATCAAAGAAGAAGTAAAGACTGAATCAGGTCTATTACTTTCTGCGGAAGACACAAGTAACATTAGATATAAGAAAGGTAAAGTAATAGCACCCGGAACTGATGTAAGTGTTATTGATTCAGATGATATTATATTTTATGATTCAAGAGCAGGTTACACATTGATAATTAAAGAAGAAACCTATACGGTTATTTCTGAGAGAGATGTCGTTGTTGTCTTATAGCCTTGTTTAACTTTTTTATATAATTCCTAAACACGGTATCCATATACCCTATGTTTTTTAGGAAGAGAGGATTGTTTGATTTAGATTCAGATATTTCCTCACCCTCTAGTTTTTTATAAACGGATGATATAACTCTAGCTGCTTTATATGAGAGTTGGTATATAGCTTTCTTTTTACCGTGTCGTTTTCTAAACACTTCTATCCATCCCCTCTCTCTTAAACTTTCAAACCTATTCTTATCCCAACTAAGTAGTTCATTGAACTCATCAAAGTCATCTTTGCTAAAGTATTTCTCAGACTTGAGAAACATAAGCATATCTAAATCTGCGGTAGTTAAATCGTATTTTGACTTAATGTAATATCGAACAACCTTCCAATATTTCAAGTAATCAGGCATTCAATTAAATTTAATATCTTTGTAGCAAAGATAATAATAAATATTTCGATATGAGTTGTGAAGGATTAACCGGAAAAAAACTAAAAGACTGTCAAGCTAAAGCCAAGATAGATAAAGCTGCTGAGTCTGATAAAAAGACTAATGCTGAAAAAGCAAAAGCAAGAGCAGAGAAACTTAAGAAGGCTACTACAGATTTAAGTACTTTCAAAAATAACGATGTAGTTAAATGGGAAAAGAAACCAAATGGAGAGAGAAGAACTTCAAGCGGTAGTAAGTTAGCATTTGGAGGAACAGGTTTAGGTAAGACAAGAACTCGTATGGCAAGAAAGAAAAAAGGCAGAAGCTACAGAGCATAATGAAAAATTTAAAACCATACTTTACGGCAGCAAACAAAGTTATGAAGGGTAAACCTGAAAAATTTGGATTACCATCTAACAAACAAATTGCAAATAGTATATATGTTAAATGCGGAAATAAAAAGTAATGGCTAGAAAAGCTAACGTATCAACATATACTAAGACTAAAAGAAAATCTCATTCTCATAATAAGAATGCTAGTAAAGGTCAAGTCAAGTATAAGAAAAAATATAGAGGACAAGGAAGATGAGTAAATTAAAAAAAAGAAATAAGATTTGTTCTAAAGGTATAGCTTGGGCAAAAAGAACTTTTGATAAATATCCATCTGCTTATGCTAATATGGCAGCAAGTAAATATTGTAAAGACCCTAACTATGCTAAGGGTGCAAAAGGAAAAAAGAAGTAATGGGTGAGTTAAAGAAGTGGAGAGAGCAGAAGTGGGTAAGGATTGGAACTGATGGTTCAATCTTAGGTGCTTGTGGTACAAGTAAAAATAAAAAAAATCCTGACAGATGTTTACCATTAGCTAAAGCTAAATCATTAAGTAAATCTGAAAGAGCAGCTACTGCTAGAAAGAAAAAAAGAGAAGGAGGGTTCTCTAAGCAATTCGTATCTAATACCAAGAAAGCAAAGGTTAGAAACGCATAGTGGAAGACGGATTACTCATAGCATTATTATCTGCTTTCGGTGTAAAAGAAATATGGTCGATTATAAAAAAGAAGATGGACCAAAATGAAAGAGAAGGAGATAAGCTTGACCAATTATCTTTAAAGATAATTACAGAGTTGAAAGATAAGATTGATTCATTAGAATTAAAGATAGAAGAACTAATTATAGAAAACACCAACCTTAAAATAAAGGTTGCTAAAATGGAAGAAAGGTTAATTAAAAGTGCAGCACATAGTAAAAAAAGAAGATAAAAGAGATAATGCTTGGTTTGTAGACCAATATAATAGAAACCGACTTCCTAGTGATTGGGTGAAAAATTATAAAGAATTAAAAAAACTAATGGCTTCATTAAATAAAAGAGATGGCAGTAAGTAAAAAAAATATGAAGTGTAATTCGGTAAGACCGAGTACGAGACCCGGAAAAAAGAAAATGGTTAAGGCTTGTGAGAATGGAAAAGAAAAGCTAATTCATTTTGGAGCAAAGGGTTACGGTCACAATTATTCTTCTGCTGCAAGAAAGTCTTTTAAGGCTAGACATAAGTGCGGAACTGCTAAGTCTAAACTAACCGCTAGGTATTGGAGTTGTAAAAAACTATGGGCAGGTAAGGGTGGTTCTACAAAATCTTCACCAAAAAATAGACAAGGAAAATATTAGTATATTTGTAGAATAAAAATATTTAAAAATGAAACAAGGATATAATTCAAGACTCAATGAGTCTTTAGGAGCAAGAAACGGAAAGAAGTCTCAATCACTAAAATCTCGTAGAGATGAATCTAAAGGGATGGAGAAAGCTTCAGGTAAAAGAGCATACTCAGGAAACAAGTCTTCTGCACAAGGATGTTACCATAACAACAATCTTAAAGTTGTAAAACATAACTTTTAAGATGGGTAAGTTATTGGTAAGGTTAGGAATGTGGATGCAAAAGGTTTGGTGTAAACTTTGTTGTAAATGGAATTGGTTAATTTCAAAATTAATCATTGACGTAAACGAATGTCCTGTCGCACAATGTATGTGTAAAAAAGAATCAAAATGAAATCAAAAGGTTTAGGAGATACAATAGAGAAAATAACAACTGCAACCGGAATCAAAAAAATTGTTGATGCAGGAGCAAAAGCATTAAATAAAGACTGTGGGTGTGGAAAAAGGAAAAGAATGTTGAACGACAAATTTCCTTATAAAAAATAATAGATATGAGTTATCAAAAATTACAAGGATATAAAGCATTAGGTGTATTACCTTCAGACGTTGCTAATGTCCCATACCCCGTATTAAAAGAAAATGAAATCGAAGGTTCAACTACTCTAGTAGAAGTTGATAAATTAATTGACAAAAATGGACTTGCAGATTTTATAAGAAAAGGTGTGAAACCCGGAGACATAGTATATAATATGACTTTAGGAACTGCCGCTACAGTTGTATCTGTTGACACCCCTGACCAACTTACTTTAAATGCAAACATTATGCTAAACGTAGGTAATAGTTATATTATTTATCCTGCTAGTGTTATGTATAGTGGAGTACACGATGCTAATAATGGTTGTGTATTATATGTAGGGGATGCAGGAGATTTAACTGTTACGTTAATTACAGGGACTAAGGTTACCTTTAAAAATATGCCTGTAGGATTTGTACCTATTCAAGTAAAACAAGTATGGTCAACTAATACAGATGCAAAAAACATTGTAGCACTTTGGTAATATGCAGACATTAGGAATAGCTATATCGATAAGAATATGAAAACATTTTGGACACAATCATCTACAATGGCAGATGACGTAACGATAATGTATAACTACATTAGTAATGATAAATAATTGGATGGGTGACATTAAAATGTACTTATTGAATATAAGTACCCTTGCGATTTCGATGTCGCATATAGATATGATATTAAAGATTACTTTGTTAATATTGTCAGTAGGGTATACGGCACAAAGGTGGTACCTGCTAAACAAAGAATCTAAAAAGAAAAATGAAGATTGATAAACTCATAGTACATTGCTCTGCAACTCGTGAAGGTCAACACATTACAATAGATACAATAAAAGATTGGCACGTTAACGGAAGAGGTTGGAGAGATGTAGGATACCATTACGTCATTTACCTAGACGGTACAATTAAAAAAGGTAGAGAAGATAATGTTCCCGGTGCTCATTGTAAACAGTACAATAGAAGCAGTTTGGGAATTTGTTATATTGGGGGGGTTGAGTCTGACGGCAAAACACCAAAAGATACTAGAACTCAAGAGCAAGTGGACAGTCTTGAGTCTTTATTACTAACTTTAAAAGCCATACATACTGATAGTGTCGTGCACGGTCATAGAGATTTTGCTAATAAAGCTTGTCCAAGTTTTGATGCTACCGAAGAGTATAGGTACATAAGCGAAATGGAATATGAAAAAAATTGTTGAATGGTTCGGAGGTAGTGTAGTCAAAGACATAATGGGAGGTCTTGACAAACTCTTTACATCTAAAGAAGAGAAAATATTAGCAGAGAATGCTATTAAGCAAATTTTAATTCAGAAAGAATTAGAGTTGCAAAAAATGCAAACAGAAATCATAGTTGCAGAAGCAAAAGGTAATTGGTTACAAAGAAGTTGGAGACCAATATTAATGTTAGCTTTTGGTTTTATAGTAATCTATGTAAAGTTTGTTGCACCTTTATTTGATTTGAAAATCCCTGAGTTAGAAAATGAATTTTGGAACTTATTACAAATTGGTATAGGTGGTTATGTTATAGGTAGAACGGGAGAGAAAATGATGAAGTCTTATTCAGAGACAAAAAAATAATCCTTTCTTTTTTTTCATTAACTTTGTAACATAAAAAAAACTTATATAAATGGCTAGAATATCTACATATCCGATAGATACAGAATTAGTTGGAGCAGATAAGTGGATAGGAACAGATGCCACAAATAAGAACGCTACAAAGAACTTTACCTTGTCAGCAGTTGCAGATTGGATTAATACCACTGCATCAGTTGATTCTCAAACATTAAGGTATAGATTTCAGGCGGTAGCATATAATTACGGAGCAAAAAGCAGAAAATTAGGTAGTATATCTTTTGACCCAAATGAAGGAGATACTGTTTTATTTGATTCAATATCAGGTTTTGTCCTTAGTTCATATTCATTAAAGTATGCTAGTCAAGCACCACCTGCAGATATTTCTGATTTTTATACAGGTGCACTTGTGAATTCCATAGTACTTATTTCAAATACAGACGACATAAGTCAGTATGCAATATACACTTGGGATAGTGCAGTAGCTAGAACAAACAATCCCGGATTTTGGGATATAGGTCTTACACCTATTGCTACAAACGGAAGCTTTCAAAATACTAAAGATTATTTCATATCTTTGTTGACATATAATCCTAGTGCAAGTGGTGGGGATAAAACCTTTGTATTTACACAAGGTGTACCGTCTATGAATTGGGTAATAAATCATCCATTAGACAAGTACCCATCAGTATCAGTAGTAGATTCATCGGGTCAAGAAGTGATATGTACAGTAGATTATATAGATACGCAAACAATAAACTTAACATTTAATGCGGCTTTTTCAGGACAAGCCTTTTTAAATTAAAATAAACAAATTAAAAAAAAAGAATTATGGCAATTAGATTTTTAGATGCGATAGATTTGACAGGATTAGAAATGACTAATGTCCTTGCTCAAAATCTACCAAGTAACCCAACAACTGCTTTAGGAGAAGGTCAGTTTATTTATGATACCACTCTGCAAGTTTTTAAATATTATGCAGGTTCTACTAAAGGGTGGATTGCACTAGATGGTCAAGGTGGAGTAACAAGTGTATCGGCAGGTAAAGGTCTTTCCGCTTCAGCAACAACAGGAGCAATTACAATTAGTCCTGACTATTCATCGGCAACTAACATTATTTTATCAGCAACCAATTTAGTAGGTACTGTTGTTCCTGTAGAGGCACACATTATTTATTCAGATAATAAGAATGTTGTTAATTTTGCTGCAGTACAAGATTTACCTTTTACTGCTAACACAGGTACAGTAACAGGAGTATCAGGAACTGCTCCAATAGTTTCAAGTGGAGGTACTTCCCCGGCTATTAGTATTAATGACTTTACAGGTGCAAACGGTTCGGCTGCAGGAACTAAAGGTGCAGTACCTGCACCGGCAGCAGCAGACAATGTTAAGTATTTAAAGGGTGATGGAACTTGGGCAACTATTCCTTCAGGATTCGCAGGATTTGATATTAGCGATGGTAAAAACTCATTTGCAGTAGCTTCAGGAAATGGTGTAACATTTGCTTCTGCTGCAGGAACTATTATATTCGATGCTGCAACTGCATTAACAGTAAATGCAGATTTAGAAGAAGTGTCTTCTGCAATTGCAGGTGCATATACTTCAGCAAACATTACAATTGATAAGTATGGTAGAGTAACTGCCGCAGCTACAGGTGGAGCAGGAACAATGTCTTCATTCAAAGCTGCAGGTGATACAGGTACTGCACAATCAATTGGAGATGGTGACACATTAACTATTGCAGGAAGTACAGGTATTGATACGGTAGCAAGTGCTACAGGAGTAGTAACTGTAAATCTAGACCTATGTGAACTAGATGCACCGAAAGGTGATATAGACCCAACTAAAGATACTTTAGCAGGATGCTTTGGTAGTGCAAATGGTAAAGTTGTTATTGACACCATTCCACTTTCAGCCTTTGCTAAACCGGGTGGTAACTTGGATATGAACAATAAGAAGATTGTTGATATGGCTGACCCAACGTCAGCACAAGATGCATCTACAAAAAATTATGTAGACACTACATTTGCAGGTTCAGGTTCATTAATCTACCAAGGTGGATATGATGCAACAACTGCAGCACCAACAACTGCCTCAACTAAGAAAGGATTTACTTATGCAGTAACCAAAGGTGGTACAGGTGTACCTGCAAACTTTTGGAGTCCTGCTTTAGAAATTGGTGATTTAATTATTGCTAATATAGACAATCCTACAAGTGCAGCAGATTGGACAGAGATTAACAAAAACATTGATGTTGCAACTGCAACAGTTCAAGGTATTGCTAACTTCCCAACTGCAGGTGGATTAAGTGTTACTGCAGGAGCAGTAAGCATACCGGTTTCAGGAGTAAAAGCAGCAACATACGGAGCATCAGATTCTGTATCACAAATAACTGTAGACGATAAAGGTCTTGTTACAGGAGCATCAGATGTTGCTATTGCAATCGATGCATCACAAGTAAACAGTTTCTGTACTGAAGTTGTTTCTTGTCAAACTGCAAGAGAAAAAACAGGTACAATCGGAAACGCTACAAGTTGGCAAATTACTCACAACTTTGGAACAAGAAATGTTATGGTACAAGTTTATAGCAACACAACACCATATGATAATGTGGAAGTAAAAATTGCTAGAAGCACTGTAAACATTGTAGATATTTCAGTAGCTAAGAATCCGGGAGCATCAGCATTAAATTATATGATTCAAAAAATAGGCTAATAAATGGCATCATACATTGAGTTTAAGGAACCTATCTCAGTTTCTACCGACATAAAAGTTGATGGAGCGAGTTTGGATACCGGTGCTTTTATCCCAAAACAATCATTAACAGTTAGCGGACAAACACTTAGTATTAGTGATGGTAACTCAGTTACTATGCCAACTAATACCGGACCTCAGGGTCCCAAAGGTGATACCGGAGCCACCGGTCCAATAGGACCAACAGGCTTAACAGGTGCTACCGGACCACAAGGTCCTCAAGGTAAAACCGGTGATAAGGGTGATAAGGGTGACACCGGTCCCGAAGGTCCCGAAGGTCCACAAGGACCAATAGGTTTGACCGGTCCCGAAGGTCCACAAGGACCACAGGGAGGAAAGGGAGATAAGGGAGATACCGGTGCTACAGGACCACAAGGTCCTGAAGGTCCTCAAGGAAAACAAGGTGACCAAGGAGTAAAAGGAGATACCGGTGCACAAGGTCCTATTGGATTAACAGGTCCCGAAGGTCCTCAAGGACCAAAGGGCGACCAAGGTGACGAAGGTCCTCAAGGTAAAACAGGAGATACGGGTCCTACAGGACCACAAGGTCCTGAAGGTCCACAAGGTCCTAAAGGAGATGAAGGTCCAAAAGGGGACACAGGTTCTCAAGGACCAAAGGGTGATACGGGTTCTCAAGGTCCTCAAGGAGTTAAGGGTGACACAGGTGCAACAGGTCCTGAGGGACCGGAAGGTCCTCAGGGTAAGACCGGTGATAAAGGAGATAAAGGCGACACAGGTGCAACGGGTCCTGAAGGACCACAAGGTCCGGCAGGTGCAAAAGGAGATAAAGGCGACACGGGTTCTACGGGACCTCAAGGTCCAAAAGGTGACACAGGTGCAGTAGGACCGGAAGGACCGGAAGGTCCACAAGGTCCGAAAGGTGACACAGGAGATACAGGTGCTACAGGACCTCAAGGTGCAAAAGGAGATACCGGAAGTACCGGACCGGAGGGACCAAAAGGTCCTCAAGGTGATAAAGGAGACACGGGTGCTACAGGTCCTCAGGGACCCAAAGGAGATACCGGAAGTACCGGACCTGAAGGACCCAAAGGAGATACAGGAAACACCGGACCACAAGGACCGGAGGGACCTGAAGGACCTCAGGGTAAAACAGGAGATACGGGTGCACAGGGTCCGAAAGGAGATACGGGTGCAGAAGGACCTGAGGGACCTCAGGGACCTAAGGGTGATACCGGTTCGCAAGGACCTAAGGGTGATACCGGAAGTACGGGACCGGAAGGACCGGAAGGACCACAAGGTAAAACAGGAGACACCGGTGGTGTTGGACCTCAAGGACCAAAGGGAGATACAGGTTCAACCGGAGGAGTAGGTCCTCAGGGACCTAAAGGTGACACAGGGTCAACAGGTGGTGTTGGACCTCAAGGACCTAAAGGGGACCAAGGAGATGAGGGACCTAAAGGTGATACCGGCTCTCAGGGACCACAGGGAGATAAAGGTAATACCGGTAACACAGGCTCAACAGGTCCACAAGGACCACAGGGTGAACCCGGTGCAACAGGTGGTCAAGGTAAACAAGGGGACCAAGGTGTTAAGGGTGATACAGGTTCACAGGGTCCTCAAGGAGTAAAAGGTGATACAGGAAGTACGGGAGCAACGGGACCACAGGGACCACAAGGACCTGCAGGTGCAGATGGTGGTGGAGATATTTTTCTAAATGGAAAGGCTACAACAATATCAAGGCAAGAGTTTTTTACTGATGGTAAAACTCCATACTTGCAAATAACCTTTGAAGATGGAAGCACTACTTGTATACTGCTAACCCGATGTGAATTCTAATAGCATTGTACAGATGATAATCTAAATGAAAATTTACTATCTTTGTAACTAATAAATAATTAAATATAAATCAAATGGCAAAAAGTAAAAAATTAACAGAAAAAGAACTTACACAAGTTCAATCAATGCTTAACGCATTTAACCAATTGAAAATGCAACTTGGGGATGTGGTTTTGCAACAGAAACAAATTGTTGATAATATCGACAAGGTAAAAGAAGACTATAAAGTAGTCGAAAAGGAATTAACTAAAAAGTACGGTGAGGATGCGGTAATCAATCCAAAGACAGGAGAAATTACTAAAAGTCCTAAAGAGACTTTAGAAAAAGTAAAATAAAAAATGGCAAGAATAGCAACATACCCTGTAGATGCAATACCAACTATTAACGACAAAGTAATAGGTACTGATGTCGATAATGAGTTGATTACAAAAAATTATAGGATTGGAGATATTCTTGCGTTAGTACCGGGTGGAGGTCTTTCCGTTCAGTCACTAAACACATTAACAGGAGAACTTACTTTACTAGGTACAGGAGGCATTACTATTAGTGCTTCCGGTACCGACATAACTATTGATGGTTCAGCTATTGGTGGTGGTGGATTAAGTAAATTTGATGTAACAGGTAATTCAGGTACAACTGAAACTATTGATGAAAATCAAGACCAATTAACTTTTAAGTCTAATGATTTAGTTATACAAGGAAGTAATTCGGGAACATTTGATTTCAACTTAATTAACCAAGGTGTAACAGGAACTTATACCAATGCTGACATAACTGTTAATGCTCAAGGTATTATTACTGCAGCTTCCAATGGAAGTGGTGGTGGTGGTGGTACACCGGGAGGTGCAGTTTCAGATGTTCAATATCACGGAACAGGTGGTGTGTTTGAAGGCAATCAATACAATACTTATGTATTGGGTAGTAATTTTTCAGAACACCGTCTTGGTGGAAAAGAGAAAGCCGGTCAGGTAACTCTTGATACTTATGGTGTAGGTGATGCCATTAATTATGGTAATGCAGCACTAGAACACAGAGGTGGTAACTATGTACACTTAGCAGGTTCTACTGAAGTAGGTGCCGGTGATGATTATTATATACACTTTCCAACAAAGCAAGGTGGAGCACAACAAATTTTAGAATCTGATGGTAATGGTCAATTAAATTGGATACCAACCCCAACAGGTGGTGGCAGTAATGACAAATTCAAATATGATGCAGCAGATACTCAAGCAGGATATTGGAGTGATAAAGTAACAATAGGTTCAGGTTTATCAGCTTCAGTTAATACTGATGTATCAGGAGTTAAAACAATAACTATAACTGCTCAATCAGTTAATACAGTAAATAGTATTAAAGTAGGTAATACTACAGAATCAGGACTCTTTGAGTTTACAGGTTCAGGTGTGACTATGGATACTACTACTAGTCCAACTACTATTAATTTTGCAGGAGGAGGAGGAGGTACTCCGGGAGGCTCTAATGGTCAAATACAATATAATGACAACGGTGCATTTGGTGCTAATGTAGGTTTTACGTTTGATACAACTTATGCTAAGTTAACATTAGGTAAATCTGCTGCTCCTACAAGTAAACAAGGTTGTTTAAGAATTGAAGGAAATGGTACAAACTTAGGTGGTAAGATTGAATTAGAAACAGGTCAAGGAAAGGCTACTCCTGAAATTATTACAGTAATGGCTCCTGACGGGGGTGCAAAACAGGAAATAGTTTTACCTGATGCATTACCAACTCTACAATCTCAAGTATTAGCAGTTAAAAGTATTAATGGTTCAGAGATTCAAACACAATGGGAAGTTTCTTCAGGAGGTGGAGGAGTAACTCAAATTGTTCCGGGAACAAATGTAAGTATTAGTCCCCCTTCAGGTTTAGGTGCAGTTACAGTTAACAGTACACCTTTTCAGATGAATAAGGTTATTGAAGATAAAGAAAACAATAATCAAACAATTAATCCCGGTTCACAAACAGTAATACTTTTTGGTAAAGGACAAACAACACCTGAAGTAACTATTACTTCCTCAGGTGATGTTACATTTAATCTTCCCGGAAAGTACATTGTTAATATAGGTGTTAATGTTGTTAATCAAGATATTACAACTCAATACGCTGCATTTACTGCAACATTAAACGGAGGTCCTTATTTGCAAACTTGGATTCAACAAGTATCTGATACGGTAGCTTCAGGTTGGGAAGTTAGTTTTCCTGTAGAAACTACAGTTGATAATGTTAGATTGCAGTTACTTGCAACAATGTCTAATCTTCAAGGAAGAGCACAAGCAGCACCAACAGGTGTGGGAACTATGCCTGATGCACCAAGTTCGTGGATTGCTATTCATAAATTAGCGTAATGGATATTAGAAAGATTTCAGTAGGACCTGACTATAAATCGGGTGCAATGCATTATTTAGTTGGTCAAGTAATATTGAACGGAAGCTATGTTATTCATTTAATTAAATATGATATAGAAAGAGATTCAATATTAATTTATATAGAGAATGACGGGGAAATTTTGTTGTGGAAAGAGTTTACATCCACAATGCCTGTATCTATTGAGTATAATATAAACTTAATATAGAATGTCAGATTTAGCTAATCAACAATTACAAGAGGAACTTGAAATTTATACAGAACAAAAGAAGCAACCCAATCTAACATTCGAGCAAGAAATGGAACTTGCAGATAAAATCCATAATATTAAAATGAAATTAAATGGAGTCAAGCCAACTGATTCACACATAGATTGTTTTGGTTGTGGCTCATAAATTAAATTATGAATTCACCAACTTCTTTTATTGTAAAGCCTTTAAAGGGTAAAAGATACGATAACACAAAGACTTACGGGAATATTGATTTTATAATCAGTACGTCACAGGAGGACCATAGGTTTTCTAATAGACAAGCTGAGGTTATAGAACTTCCTCTTGATTATAATGGACCTATAGAGAAAGGAGATAAATTACTTGTACATCATAATGTTTTTAAATATTATAATGATATGCAGGGAAAAGTTCAAAGTGGCAAAAGTTATTTTAAAGATGATTTATTTTTTATAGATGAAGAACAATACTATGCATATCATAATGGTGTAGAGTGGAATGCAATAGATAGATATTGTTTTATTAAACCTGCACCGGTAGAAGATTCTTATATTTATAAACCATTAAGCGAAGAACCTTTAATTGGAATTGTAAAATATCCTAATGAATATTTAAAATCTAAAGGGGTTACAAAAGGAGTTAAAGTGTGTTACAAACCTGAAAGTGAATATGAGTTTAATATTGATGGAGAAAAACTATACAGAATGTTTGACCATCAAATAACAATGATACTTTGAGAACTATATCTTTATTACATATGAGTTATATTTTTTGGGAAGACGAATGGAATGAGCACGATGGCTCACCTATTCCAATAAGAAAAAAGAAAAGATTTAAAAATGAAATCAAAAGAAATAAAATTAAAAATAATAGAAGCAGGTCACAGGGCAGTGGAACAACTGATAAAGGTGGCGAAGGAAGCAATTATTAAACACGACCCTGAAGATGACTTATCTGCTGATAGATTAAAAAATGCAGCAGCTACAAAAAAGTTAGCAATCTTTGATGCTTTTGAAATATTAAATAGAATAGAATCGGAGAAGGAAGCTATTGAGTCATTAGAAAGGGGAGCCAAAAAAACAGATACAAAACAAGGATTTGCAGAAAGAAGGTCTAAATAAATTATATAAAGTACTTGAAGGTATTGTACCTAAAAATGTTTTAACGTCTAAGAACAAGGCTAAAACGTGGGAATATGGATACAATTCTAAATATGATTTTATTGTCATTTCTAAAAGCGGACAAATAGGAAACATAATTTCTATTCAAGGACTAAGTATAGCACTTCCATTAGAACCAAAAAAGTGTCTTCAAAGACACTCAAAAAAAGAAGAACAGTATTGGGAAAGACAAGAACTGCCTAAAGCTTTATCAAAGATTCAATCAATATTTCAGTGGAATGAAATGTCCTCAGAGTTTAAAGATAGGTGGGTTGATTATATAGAGGAAGAGTTTGATAGAAGAGAACAAGGTTTATGGTATATGTCAAACGGTATTCCTACCTATATAACAGGAGCACATTATATGTATTTACAGTGGACATCTATTGATGTTGGTTATCCTGATTTTAGAGAAGCTAATAGATTATTGTTTATTTTTTGGGAAGCTTGTAAAGCTGACACAAGAAGTTTCGGAATGATTTATTTAAAGATAAGACGTTCAGGATTTTCTTTTATGTCATCTTCTGAATGTGTAAATACCGGAACTCTAGCTAAAGATTCTAGAGTTGGTATACTGTCTAAGACAGGTTCTGATGCAAAAAAAATGTTTACAGATAAGGTTGTTCCAATAAATAGTAGACTACCATTTTTCTTTAAACCTATTATGGATGGTATGGATAAACCTAAAACAGAACTAGCTTTTAGAATTCCGGCTGCAAAGATAACTAAAAAAAATATGTACGATACAACCAATGATGAGTTGTATGGATTAGATACTACAATAGATTGGAAGAACACAGATGACAACTCTTACGATGGTGAAAAACTTTTACTATTAGTTCACGATGAAAGTGGTAAATGGATAAAGCCTAATAATATTTTAAATAATTGGAGAGTAACTAAAACCTGTCTACGTCTTGGTAGTAAAATTATTGGTAAATGTATGATGGGTTCTACATCAAATGCTTTAGATAAGGGTGGTGACAACTTTAAAAATTTATACAATAATTCTAATGTATTAAACAGAAATGCCAATGGTCAAACCAAAAGCGGTATGTATTCACTTTTCATCCCTATGGAATGGAATATGGAGGGGTTTATAGATAGGTATGGAATGCCTGTTTTTAAAAATCCCGAACAAGGTGTTGAAGGAATTGATGGAGAAACAATATATCAAGGAGCAGTAGACTATTGGGATAATGAAGTGGATTCATTAAAGAAAGACCCTGATGCATTAAATGAATTTTATAGACAATTTCCTAGAAGTGAATCACACGCATTTAGAGATGAGAGTAAGCAATCTATATTTAATCTTACCAAAATATATCAGCAAATAGATTACAATGATTCTTTAATAATAGACCATCATTTAACAAGAGGAGATTTAGTTTGGAAAAATGGAATAAAAGATTCTAAGGTTGAGTTTACTCCAAATCAAAGAGGTAGGTTTTATGTATCTTGGACTCCATCAAAAAATCTACAAAACAGAGTAGAAAGTATTAATGGTAAAAAAACACCGGGCAATAAACATATAGGTGCATTCGGATGTGATAGTTATGATATATCAGGAACTGTAGGTGGTGGAGGTTCTAATGGAGCCTTGCACGGTTTAACTATGTTTAATATGGATGATGCTCCAAGTAATGAGTTTTTTTTAGAATATGTTGCTAGACCTCAAACGGCAGAAATATTTTTTGAAGATGTATTAAAAGCTTGTGTGTTTTATGGTATGCCAATACTTATAGAGAATAATAAACCTAGATTACTATATCATTTTAAAAATAGAGGATATAGAAATTTTTGTTTAAATAGACCTGACAAACACTATAATAAATTATCAAAGACTGAAAAAGAATTAGGTGGTATTCCTAATTCAAGTGAAGCAGTAAAACAAGCACACGCTTCTGCAATAGAATCTTACATAGATGCAAACATAGGAATGAAAGAAAATAATGAAATGGGTGATTGCATTTTTACAAGAACTTTAGAAGATTGGGCAAAATTTGACATAAGTAATAGAACTAAGTTTGATGCTAGTATTTCCTCGGGGTTAGCGATTATGGCTTGTCAGAAACACCTATATATACCTCAGCAAAAAGTTTCAAAAATAAAGGTTAACTTTGCAAGGTATAGTAATAAAGGTACAATAAGCGAAATTATTAGATGAAGAAAGTAGACATTAACATATCATCTACAGGATTTCCTAGTCAATTTGTTTCAGATTCAGAAAAAGCTACTGACGAATTTGGTTTACAAATCGGACAAGCTATTCAGTACGAATGGTTTAAAAGAGACGGAAATAGTTGTAGGTATTATAATCAATGGAGAGACTTCCATAGACTCAGATTATACGCAAGAGGAGAACAGTCAGTAGCTAAATACAAAAATGAATTAGCAATAGATGGTGATTTGTCTTATCTAAATTTAGATTGGACACCTGTACCTGTATTGCCTAAGTTTGTTGATATTGTAGTAAACGGAATGCAGAGCAGAGAATTTGTACCTAAAGCTTTTGCTCAAGATGCATTATCACAATCTAAAAGAAGCAAGTACCAACAGATGGTTGAGGGACAAATGGTCGCAAAACCTATGCTTGAAACTATACAAAAGAAAACCGGAGCAAATCCTTTTACAGTAGAGCCTGAAGAACTTCCGAATTCTGATGAAGAGTTGAAGTTGTATATGCAATTAAATTATAAACCTGCAATAGAAATAGCTGAAGAAGAAGCAATTAGTACTTTGTTTGAAGCTAATAAATATGATGACACAAGAAAGAGGTTAGATTATGATATGACTGTTCTAGGTTTAGCAGTTGCGAAGCACGAGTTTTTACCCGGAGATGGAGTAAAGATTAGTTATGTAGACCCTGCTAATATAGTATATAGTTATACTGAAGACCCTTACTTTAGAGATTGTTTTTATTGGGGTGAGATTAAAACTCTTCCTATTATAGAATTAAAAAAGATTGACCCAACTTTAACTAATGAAGATTTAGATGAGATATCTCAATATTCTCAGAGTTGGTATGATTATTATAATAATGCACAAGCATATCAAAACGATATCTTTTATAAAGATACTGCAACCGTTATGTACTTTAATTATAAAACAACAAAAAAAGTTGTTTATAAAAGAAAAGTAAAAGATAATGGTAATGTAAGTATGATTGAAAAAGATGATAATTTCAATCCACCTGATGAAATGATGGATGAAGGTAACTTTACAAAAGAGTCAAAAACTATTGATGTATGGTATGAAGGTGTTATGGTTATGGGAACTAATATTCTTTTACAGTGGAAGCTAATGGAGAATATGGTTAGACCACAATCTGCAACACAACACGCTATACCTAATTATGTAGCTAATGCACCAAGAATGTACAAAGGAGTAATTGAGTCTTTAGTTAGACGTATGGTTCCTTTTGCAGACTTGATTCAAATCACACATTTAAAACTACAACAAGTTATATCTAGAGTTGTGCCTGATGGTGTATTTATTGATGCCGATGGATTGGGTGAAGTTGATTTAGGAAACGGAAACGCATATAATCCTGAAGATGCTTTAAGATTATATTTTCAAACAGGTAGTGTAATAGGTAGAAGTTATACTCAAGATGGTGATTATAACCAAGGTAAAGTTCCTATTAAAGAATTGACTTCAAATTCAGGAGCATCTAAAACACAAATGCTTATAACTAATTATAATCATTATTTAAACCAAATTAGAACTGTAACAGGTCTTAATGAGGCAAGAGATGCGAGTATGCCTGATTCAAACTCTTTAGTTGGATTACAAAAAATGGCGGCATTAAATTCTAATGTAGCTACAAGACATATACTACAAGCAGGTTTATATATTTATAAAAGTTTATCTGAAGCTATAACTTATAGAGTAGCAGATATTTTACAGTATGCTGACTTTAAAGAAGAGTTTATAAATCAAATAGGTAAATACAACGTATCTATACTTGGAGATATCTCTGACTTATATATTTATGATTTTGGAATATTTATTGAACTATCACCTGATGAAGAACAAAAAGCACAATTAGAACAAAATATTCAAATGGCTTTATCTAAAGGAGATATTAATCTTGAAGATGCAATTGATATTCGTGAAATAAAAAATATGAAACTTGCTAATCAGCTTTTGAAAATGAAGCGTATTTCTAAGCAAGAAAGAGAAGAGAAGATGGCTATGCAACAACAAGCTATGAAATCTCAACAAATGATTAAGCAACAAGAAATGACTATACAAGCTAATCAGCAAAAGTTGCAAATGGAAACTCAAGCTAAATTACAATTTAGACAAGGAGATATTGCTTTTGAAATAGAAAAAATGAAACAAGAAGCAATGTTGAAGTCACAATTAATGCAAGAAGAGTTTGCAATAAATATGCAATTAAGACAGATGGATGCTCAAGGCTTACAGTCTAGAGAAGACCAAAGAGAAAAAGCAAAGTCTGAACGTATATCTCAAGCTAATTCTGAACAATCTAAATTAATCAATCAACGTAAGAACAATCTTCCACCAATGAATTTTGAATCTAATGAAGATAGTTTGGATGGCTTTGATTTAGCTGAGTTCAACCCGAGATAAGTTGTCTAAAAGTATATTATTTTTTGTGTAACTTTGTATAAAATTAAATTTAATAAAATATGGAAATAAAAGTAAAAGAAGTCGGAGCGACTGAAGAAAAGTCTGTACAACAAGTTGAACAAGAATTGTTAGACAAACATCAGGAGTCAACAACAGGACAACCTCCTGTAGCAGAAGATAAGGTTGTTGAGTCTACTAAAGTAGAAACTACAACAGAAGAAAAAAAACCGGAACCTGAAGCTGAGAAGAAGCAAGTTCCACAAGAAGAAATTAAAACTCAATCCTCAGAGTTAAGTGAGGATGACGTTCTTAAATATATTGGAAATAGATACGGTAAAGAGTATAAATCTCTTGACGAGTTAAATCAACAGAGAGAGGAGAAACCTCTTCCTGAAGATGTAGCTAAGTATCTTAAATACAAAAAAGAAACGGGTCGTGGATTCGAGGACTTTGCAAAAATGCAAAAGAACTATGATGAAATGGAACCCGATAGATTGCTAAGAGAATATCTAACTGCAACTGAAAAAGGTCTTGATGCTGAAGACATCACAGAACTTATGGAAGATTATCAATACGATGAAGATGTTGATGATGAAAAGCAAATTAGAAAAATTAAATTAGCAAAGAAAAAAACTATTGCTAAAGCCAAAGATTTTTTTGTCAAGCAACAGGAGTTATATAAGGTCCCTCTCGAGTCGAAAAGGGATTCTATTCCTGAATCTGAAACAGACGAATACAAGGCATATAAGCAATATATAGCTGAAGCGAAGACAATCGGTGAACGGAACTCAAGAGCGAGGGAAGTTTATCTAGAAAAAACAAACAATGTATTCAGTGAGTTCAAAGGTTTTGAGTTTACGCTAGACGATAACAAAGTTTACTTTTCACCCGGTGATGCAGATGAGTTGTTAAAAGTTCATTCTAATCCTAGTACTTTTATTGAAAAGTATCAGGAGTCAGATGGTTCTCTTAAAAACGCAGAAGGTTACCACAGGTCACTAGCAATGGCAATGCATCCTGAGAAGTTTGCTAAATTCTTTTATGAGCAGGGCAAATCTGCAGCAGCAGATGAGCAAATGAGAAAGTTGAAAAATGTAAATATGACTACTCGTACCGCTCCGGAAGTTGGAAGCACAAAATCAGGTATGCAAATAAAATCTATAAACACCGACCACGGTAGGGGTTTAAAGATTAGGAGTAATAAAAAGTAAAATTGTTAAACTAAAAAATTAAAAAATGAGTGTATTAAACGTACCCGGTTTTGACTTACAACCAAGTGCACAAAGAGTGCCGTTGAAGTCTAACTACATTACCAATTTTGATTTCTTGAATCAGTATCTACCTGATACTTATGAAAAAGAATTTGAAAGATATGGTAATAGAACAATCGCATCCTTCCTAAGAATGGTAGGTGCAGAAATGCCATCTAACTCTGACCTTATCAAATGGGCAGAACAAGGAAGATTGCATACTAAATATGTAAAGTGTACAACTGCGGCATTAATTAATGCTGACGAAGCTGACTTCACTATTGGAGATGCAGGTGTCCCTGCTTTCGGTGCTAGTAATAGTATCGCTATTAGAAAAGGACAAACTGTATATATCTCTGATAATGCAGGTGGTGGTTCAGCTAAAGCAGTAGTAACTAAAGTTGATTATGCTACTAAAGTAGTAAGTGTTGCATTCTATGACAACAATGGAATACCGGTAGCAGGAGCAGGTCTTGAGTTTACAATGTTCATCTACGGTTCTGAATTCAGAAAAGGAACAGTAGGAATGGAAGATTCTCTAGAAGCTGATGACTTCATCTTTGAAAACTCTCCAATTATCATTAAAGATAAATATGCAGTATCAGGTTCTGATATGGCACAGATTGGATGGGTTGAAGTAACAACTGAAAATGGAGCAAATGGATACCTATGGTATATGAAGTCTGAGCACGAAACTAGATTGAGATTTGACGACTATCTAGAGACTGCAATGATTGAAGCAGTTCCTGCAGGTAATACTTCAGGTGCAGCTACTCAAGCAGTAGCAGGTGCTGAGATGGTAGGTAACAAAGGTTCAGATGGTATCTTCTACGCAGTAGAGCAAAGAGGAAACATTTGGGGTGGAGGAAACCCAACTATTTTAGCTGATTGGGATTCTATCATTTCTAGACTTGATAAGCAAGGTGCTATTGAAGAGAATGTTGTATTTGTAGATAGAGATTTCTCTTTCGACATTGACGATATGCTTTCTCAGCAGTCATCTAATGCAGCAGGTGGTGTATCTTATGGTCTTTTTGACAATGAGAAAGAAATGGCACTTAACTTAGGATTCACAGGATTTAGAAGAGGTTATGACTTCTATAAGTCTGATTGGAAATATTTGAATGACCCAACAATGAGAGGTGGATTACCTACAGGTGCAGGGTCAGGTAGAGTTAATGGACTTTTAGTTCCTGCAGGTTCTACTTCAGTATATGACCAAATCCTTGGTAAAAATGCTAAGAGACCATTCTTGCACGTTAGATATAGAGCTTCAGAAACTGAAGACAGACGTTACAAGACTTGGATTACAGGTTCTGCAGGTGGAGCAGAAACTTCTAGCTTAGATGCTATGGAGGTTCACTTCCTATCTGAAAGAGCAGTATGTACTTTAGGTGCAAACAACTTCTTCTTATTCCAAGAGTAAGCAGATATTTAATAGGGGAGTGTCTTCAAAGACACTCCCTTTTTTTAAACTTTAATTTAAATTTAATACAATGAAAAAAAAGACGACAACTGTTTACGTTGATAAGCAGTATAAACTAACAAGAGATGTAGCACCTCTTTCCTTTATGCTACCAATAAAACATTCAAGAAGATTTCCTTTATTACATTTTGATGAGAGCACAGGTACAAACCGTGAACTTAGATATGCTAGAAATCAAAAGTCACCTTTTGTTGATAAGCAAGATGGTAATGCTTTGCTAGAGCCTGTAATATTTGAAGATGGATTTTTGTTTGTTAGAAAAGAAAACCAAGTACTTCAACAATTTCTACATTATCATCCTTTAAACGGAACTAAGTTTGTTGAGGTAGATAAATCTAAAGATGCTGCACAAGTAGTAGACCAACTTATGATTGAAGCAGATGCTTTAGTCGAAGCTAAGAAACTATCTCTTGAGCAATTAGAGAATGTATGTAGAGTTTTGTTTAATACGAATGTAGATAAACTAACTACTGCAGAAATGAAAAGAGATGTTTTAGTTTTTGCTAAGAACAATCCTCAAGATTTTCTAGATATTTGTAGCGACCCTGAATTAAAGATTATGGGTATGGTACAATCATTCTTTGATAAAGGGCATTTAGCTTATAGAAAAAGTAAAAAGGAAGTATGGTATAACACCCCAACTAATAAAACTAAAATGCTTAATGTACCATTCGGTGCTGATGGTTTAGATTTAGTTGTTTCTTATTTACAATCAGACGAAGGTATTGACGTACTTAAACACCTCGAAACACTATAATATAATATTGTATCTTTGTGGTTTAGTGCTTACACCACGAAGGTGTAGGTTTTTTTACTAACCTTAAATTATTTATTATGTTAAAGTATTTAGAATTTGAAACTGAAACCGGAAAAGAACTTGTAGCTTGTGATGCTATTTTAAATGTCCAAGTAGCAACAAGTCAACTAGCGTACATTCAGTTAAAAGGTTCAAATTATAGAATCGAAGTTAAAGGAAGTGATTTGACAAGTGGTTTTCAAGAAGTTGTTAATGAGGCTCTTTTTATAGCTGCCACAACAAATTGGATGAAACCGATTTCAAAGGTTGTGTTTGAAGGAGATTATTCAGACGTAAGCCTTAAGAGTTTAGATTTTCAGTGTATTACTTGTATTGAAGTCAATCCTTAAACTTAAATCTACCTAACTAAAAGCGAGACCTCTTCATTTTGAAGGGGTCTTTTTTTTTTAGTTATCTTTGTACAAAAGATTACAGATGATAAATTCAGTAAGACAAACAGTGATGTCCATCCTGAATAAAAATAATTACGGATATATTTCTCCGTCAGATTTTAACTTGTTTGCAAAACAAGCACAGTTAGATTTATTTGAAACATATTTTTATTCATACAACTATCAGTTGCAGAAAGAAAATGCAAGACAGTCAGGAACAGGATATGCAGATATAACAAAGGGATTGGAAGAAGTTATTGATACTTTTTCTGTTACGTTACCTTTGTTAAATGCGGGTGGGAACAATTATTTTTTACCATCTTTAACAACGACAAATAATGATTATTATTTAATTAATAAAAACTTAGTACATAATAATCTAATAGTATCAGGAACAACTGATGGAGTTGTGGGTGGTCAAAATGCTATTGTTGACGGTTCGGCTACATTTACAACAGATGGTATTTCTATAGGAGATATTGTTGGAATAACTATAGCCGGAGTAACTTATAATTATACTGTTCTGAATATACTAAATGACACTACTATTCAAACAAGTGGTAACAACATTAACGTACAACCGCTTTTATATTCTATTTATAAAAAAGGAGATATAAAGGAAGCTGAAAAAGTTACACATACTAAGATAACAATGCTTAATAATTCAATATTGACTAAGCCTAATTTAACATATCCTGCATATACTCAAAACGGATTGACTGTTGAAATATATCCTGATACAGTAAGTAATGTTGGGCAATTGGTTTCTCAATATATAAGATTTCCTTTTACACCTAAATGGACATATGTTACTTTAACTAACGGAGAACCTGCATTTGATGAGACTGCAGTTGATTATCAAGACTTTGAACTACCAAATGATGACGAAGTAAATTTAGTTATGAAGATACTTCAATATGCCGGAATGAGTATTAGAGAGATTCAAGCAGTTCAATTTGCAGGAAGTGAAGAAGCACAAAGCGAACAACAAGAAAAATAATTATGGCATATATAAACGATTATCAATATTATGAAAATGGCGGTGCAAATCCTGAAGATGCTAATTGGGGTTCATATCAATATGTTTCATTAGAAGATATTGTCAACAATTTTATGTTGATGTATACAGGAAACCATAGTATTGTAAACAACGAAGAAAGGTACAAAGTATTATTCCACGCAAAAAGAGCGATACAGGAATTAAACTATGATGCTTTTAAAGAAATTAAAATTTTAGAATTAAGCGTATGTGATACACTAAGATATGTCTTACCTAATGACTACGTTAATTGGGTGAGGATTTCTATGTATAAAGATGGATTGTTATATCCATTAAGTGAGAACATACAAACCAATTGGTCTTCTGCATATTTACAAGATAGTGATTGTAGAATTCTTTTTGATATAGATGGCAACGCATTAAAACCTCAACATTCAGATTTAGATTATGATAGAATTTATGGTGGTAAAAGGTCTATTTATCTAAATGCAAATTCCCCTTACAATGGTAAAGAAGGATATTTTTGTGACGGTGAATGGTTTTTTGAGTATGGTATTGGTGCTCACTACGGATTAAATACGGAGACTGCCAACGCTAATCCTACCTTTAAGATTAATCCAAAGGGTGGTGTTATTAACTTTAGTTCAGGAATGTCAGGAGAACTCTGTGTGTTAGAATATGTATCAGATGGTATGGAAAATGGTAACGATAGTTTAGTTACTGTAAATAAATTATTTGAAGATTATATCTATGCCGCAATTGAGTTTGCAATACTTGGTTCTAAAGTTGGTGTACAAGAGTACATCGTAAATAGACTGAGAAAGCGTAAATCAGCATTGCTTAGAAACGCAAAAATCAGAATAAGTAATATACACCCCGGAAGACTTTTAATGAATATGAGGGGTAGAGATAAGTGGATTAAATAATATGGCTACTACGACAAGAAATTTTACTCAAGGGAAAATGAATAAAATGGTGGATGAACGTCTTGTCCCTCAAGGGCAGTACGTTGATGCACTTAATGTTCGTATGGGTTCTACTGAAGGCTCTGAAATAGGTGTAATAGAGAACTCTAAGGGTAACGAACAATTAACCTCTCTAAAGTATTTAAATGATAATTTAAGCAATCAAGCTAAATGTATTGGTGCTTTTGAAGATGGTGCTTTTGAAACTATGTATTGGTTTGTTCACGACCCTAATTTTGGTGGACCCGGAACATTAACAGGTGTAGTTGATTTAATTGTTTCATACAATGCACAGACTTTACTATTAAGATACCACGTTATTAGTATTGGCGACCCACTAGATACAACACAAACTAAAACCACATTAAACTTTAATTCTGATTACTTAATTACAGGAGTAAATAAAATTGAAAATTTATTGTATTGGACAGATAATTATAATCCACCAAGACAAATAAATGTAACTAAAAATTACCCAAATCCTGTCGCATCACTAGATACATTTTCTGCTGAAGAGATTATGGTTATTAAAAAACCACCTTCAGAAGTACCTTTGGTAACCCCTGTAGCAACTTCAAGTCAAGATAACTTTTTAGAAGATAGGTTTATTTGTTTTGCATACAGATATAAATATGCTGATGGTGAGTATTCAGCAACGTCACAATTTTCAGAACCTAGCTTTATACCTAATACATTTAAATATGATATCAGTACGGCATTAAATTCAGGTATGTTAAATAGTACTAATGCTGCTACAATAAGATATAATTCAGGTGGTCCTTTAGTAAAGGAAGTAGATATACTTTTTAAAGATATGAATAGTTCAATAATTAAAGTTATTGAATCATTAAACAAGGAAGATGTAGGATTAGCTGATAATACAGAATACAATTTTAATTTTAACAACAGTAAGATATTTACTATTCTGCCTTCGTCAGAAATTTTGAGACTATATGATAATGTACCGCATTTAGCACAGGCTCAAACAATGATGGGTAACAGATTAATGTATGGTAATTATTATGAGCAATATGATTTATCGAGAGAGTCGGTACCAACTAAGTTTGAATATACTGTAGGTACAAATCAAGAATCAATAGGTAGAACTGACTTAGAAGGTTTAACTGTACAGGGAAACTATAGTATTAATGGTGCTCAAGCAATACAGAATAGTGTTGTTGAAGTAAATTTAGATGGATTAGACTTAATACAGGGTGCTACGTTAAATATATTGATAAGGTTTGAACACAACAGTTGGACAGGACAAGCACCATTCCCTGCTGATACAACACAAGAGCAAGATATAGAATTTACATATATACTACCAACAGACTTCAATTCAGTATATGATTTAGCTACTTCGGTAGATTTTGCTGAGAAGGTTGGTGTTACAACTAACATTCAAACAGTTGCCAATTCTTGTAATGGTACAACATTAACTGACTTGTTTAATTGTGTTATCTCAAATGAATTATCAGGATTATTTAAATACGAAAGTGGTATAAGTGCTACAGGTCAACCTATAGAAATTATTGCTTCTCCGGGTTCAACTAGCATAAAGCTTCAGCTTTTAGCTATGTCTTTTGTAGACGACCCTACAGGTGTGGCTATAACACAAACAGTATGGGAGTACTATAAAATAAACTTAGTAGATGCGGTATACCAAGAATTAGGAGACCCATCAAGTCTACATAGTAACAGAGGATATGAGGTTGGTATTGTTTATATGGATGAATTTAATAGAGCATCTTCAGCACAAGTTAGTTTAAATAATAATGTGCATATTCCTTGTTCTTCATCAGAATTTAAAAATACAATTAGTGTAAATATACCAACATCACAACTTGCACCATCTTGGGCAACTAGATATAAGTTTTGTATAAAGCCTGATAAGGAGCAATACAATACAATATATTCACAGTTCTTTTTCAGAGACCCTGCTAGTGGAGCAGATTACTTTTTATTAGAAGGTCAGAACTCACAAAAAATAGAACTTGGTGATGAATTAATTGTAAAAGTAGACACTCAAGGTCCAAGAGATAGTTGTACATATACAACGGTTCTTGAAAAAGATGCCAAAACAAAAGACTTTTTGGACCCTGCTCCGATTGATGTTAATGGAAACGATATCCCTGTACCTGCCGGTACTTATATGAAACTAAGAGCGAATAATTTTTCTACTGAGGTAGGAGATTTACCGGTTGTTGCTTATGGAGAAAAAAATAATAACGGAAGTGGTTGTAGGTCTATTAACTACCCTGTAGATACAGAAGACCCAAACAACCCCGGTAGTTATATAGATTACAGTTTACCTGCAGGTACTAAAGTTAATATAAAACTTAGAAGTTACAGAAGGGGTAACATAGATTCTTTATTTGGAAATGTTCCTAAAAAACTATGGCAAGTTGATACAACTTTTACCGCTTCTCAGGAATATAGTAATTTTAAAAATTGGTTTGAAGGAGATAATATTGCCGGTGCTTTATCAGGTTTAGCAAATGATGACGGTACAGGAGTTGACGGTCCTAATTATAGTAATAACTATCAGTCTGCAGGTAATAGACCTTGTAGCGTTGGTAATGTTTACTCAAACTTTTATCAATCCGGAGGAAGAACATATTTTGTTTTTAAAGCATCGAAGGGATATGGTGGTAGTAAAAAGGAATCTAGATGTAGAGTTGATATTGAGGTAATTAGAGCAAGTGGATTAACTGTATTTGAAACATTACCAAAAGATGCTTCTCCTGATTTGTGGTATGAGTCATCTCAATCTTATGCAATCAACACTGCTACCGGTGAACATTCTGGAAATAAGCAAGACCAAGATATTGCAACAAACTCTCCTGCTATTATAAAAACTGCATTCTTTAATTGTTTTTCATTTGGAAATGGAGTTGAAAGTTATAGAATTCAAGATTCTATTATTGGTAAAGAAATGGTATTGGGTAACAGAGCATTTACAACTACCGCTCAAACCTACAAAGAAGAGCATAGGTTTGCCGATATAACTTATAGTGGTGTATATAATGCAGAATCTAACGTAAACAAACTAAACGAGTTTAATGCAGGGTTACTAAACTTTAAAGCTTTAGAACAATCATTTGGACCTGTTCAAAAATTATTTGCAAGAGAGACAGATATACTTACATTACAAGAAGATAAAATATCTTATGTATTATCAGGAAAGAATTTGCTTTCAGATGCTGCAGGTGGAAGTGCATTAACCTCTGTACCTGAAGTTTTAGGAACACAAATAGCTAGGATAGAAGAGTATGGTATAAGCCATAACCCTGAAAGCTTTGCTCAATATGGACCTGACAAATATTTTACTGATGGTAAACGAGGAGTTGTTTTGCAACTTACAGGAACCTCAGCACAAAACGAAAGATTAAAAGCCATATCTGCAGAAGGTATGAGACCTTGGTTTAGAGATTTATTTAATGATAGTTTGTTTACTCAAAAATTAGGAGGGTACGATACTTATATGAATGAGTTTGTATTAGCATCTAATTGTACAGAAATTCCTTTAGAGATTGATTGTACTCAATGTGGTATAACACAACAAGTTCTTTTACAAACTCAAAAAGAAGTGTTTACATATTGCGTTGATGTAGGTGAAACTATAGGGACAGTTGATATTGACTATACGGTAGATTCTTCTTCTTTAGTAGGAACTTTTAAAATTGATGCTGAATATGGTTTACAGAATGTTACTACAGGAAATGTTTCTACAGGAGGCACTTTAAGTTTTAATAAAAACTTAATCTTAAATCAAGAAGCACAGATAACAATACAAACATCGGGTTATGCTTCTATTACATTAACTGTTAATTGTCCTCAAGCTGAGATAATTACAATTAAATTGGTACACTTAAATAGTGATGCTGATACAGGTTTAAGTATACACGATGAATATCGTTGGGTTGATGGACCTTTTATATCTCCTCTTCAATCTGAAGAAGTTACAATGATAGGTGGTACTTATCCTATTGTTTCTTTATATGAAGATATAACAGGACCACAAGGAGGTGGTGTTATACCAACTAATGGCTCTACTGTTTCTATGTACTCTAATCTTCTTGGAGCAGATGACTATGTATTTAATCCTGTTCAAGATGACTTTAAGTATTTAAGAACAGATACATTATATGGTAATAATCCTGCAGACATTCTCGCATTGTTAGCGGCATCTTCACAGGCTACACCAATAAACCCACCGGCAAATGGTAATACTGCATATTATGCGGACTTTACAATGCCAAACCAAGGACAATATTTATATTTAATTTGGGACTTTAGAACAAGTACACCATTAGATTTGTGTTATGGAGCATCTCCAACAGAAGCTTGTTGTTCTTGTGAAGGGTCAGGTCCTTCGGCTACTATTTGGGGACTTTCTGATTGTGATACCGGTAACCTTGTAATTATTGAAGACACTAATAGTCTTTACAGTGTTGGGGATGTGGTTCAATATCAAAGCACTGTAGGTGGAACAATTAGATGTGGTGAAATTTTAGCACCATCTGTTTTAACTCCTACCGGAACACTTTATGGAACAGGTGTATCATATGTTTGTGGTGACACAACTCATTGTAATATCCCTGACCCAAGTGGAGTTAGTTGTACATCATATACATTATCTACATCTTCACCACAAGCACAAAGTTTTTCATACACTGCGTGTGATGGAACTTCAGCAGGTGGAGCAATAGGTGGTGTAGGAGGATATGACCAAGAAACAATATGTGCACAAACAGGAACAGTTAATCCGGGATTAAATTCAATAGGGACTAATGGGTCTTGTTAAAATATAAAATTAAATTATGGCTACATACTATTTAGACGGAACAACACTAACAAACTCAACATCTGTATTTGATGATGCTGACTTAACTACTTGTGCGGCAGATGGATTTTATTCAGATGGTGTTGTAAGCAGACAATTATTAAATTGTGTTTTACTTCCTGCACAAACTTGTGGGACTTGTGCTCAACCTTGTGATGGAACTATAGCTGCATCAGGAGACCAAGGTGTATTTATTGTTGACATTGACTTAGGTGGAACAAGTACTGACACAGGAGCCGCAATAGTCACATTTAATCCTGCTTCAATTCCTGATGGTATCATAGTAACATATGATAGTTCAAGCTATAATAAATTAGTTTCAGCAACTGAAGGTGTATTACAAGCAAACAATGCAGGTGTTCCTGATTTAACTGTTCCAACTTTTGTTGGTAGAATTGGTAGTCAAACAAATTGTAATGGTGGTACTCCGGGAGCAATAGAAGGTACTTATACTTTAAATGAAGACGAATACATAGGTGGTGCATTTGTTCCTACAGGAAACCAACAAATTATTACTATCACCTCTACAGGTAATCAATTAACAACTAATGCTCCGAATAATTGTATGATGGTAATACCAAAACCAACTCCTTCTCCAAGTATTATGCAGGTACAGGTTTATGGACCTTGTGGTTCAACGGGATGGAATATAGGAGTACAGTGTCCTACTGCACTTACTAGCTTTCAAGGAAGCACTACAACAGGGGATTTACAGTGTAATTTAAATCCTTCTCAAAGTTATTACCACGTTCCAATAAATGGAACTGCAACAAACCCTGCATTATATGATATGATATTTATTGATGAAAATGGTGTTACACCTGCTTCAGATGGATTTATAAACTTAGTAGGCGAACCACATCCTTGGATTCAAATTCAAAATGGTGTTGTAATAAACACAGGAACTTGTGTTCCTAATGGATATAGATTACAAGAATGTTGTGACGGAGATGTATGGACTGCATCAAATTCTACATACGGAGGATTTAGTGTAGGTGATGTTGTTCAGTTTAAAGAAGGTGCAACAGGTTCAGGAGGAGAGAAATGTGCAACGGTACAGGCTTTAATAAATAGTGCTACCTTTGATTCAATAATTCAATCCGGTGTTGCTTACGCTTGTGACGACACTGTTCATTGTCCACCTTGTCCTTAAAAAATTAATATATGGCTGCTCAAAATAATTGTACTTATACTATATCATACGACCCGGGAGTTGGAGGATTCCCTTCGTTTTATTCTTACGTTCCTGATTTTATGATGGGAATGAATAGTTACTTCTATACGTTTTACAGGGGTAATCTTTACCGTCATAACACTAACGAAACTAGGAACCAATATTATGGTGTGAATTACCCATCTAAATTGCAGTCAGTTTTTAATGAAGAACCTTTACATAATAAATTATTTAAAACTATTAATTTAGAAGGAGATGATGCTTGGGGAGCAATCATAACAAGTGACCAACAAGACACAGGATTTATAGAAGCAAGTTACTTTGAAAAGAAAGAGGGAGACTTTTATGCTTTTATTAGAAACTCAGGACAATCATTTACATCTCCTGCAAATCCTAATCAGTATGCATTAAGGTCTTTAAATGGTATTGGTTCTAGTCAAAATATAGTTGTTGCAGGAAACGAAACTACTGTTTCTTTTATAACAGGTGTATACTTAGGGAATATAATTTCTGTTGGAGATATGGTTTACTTTGGAAATCCTAACCCTTCTCTTTTAGGTCAAGTAACTGCTATAAATGTAAATTTACCTGCAGGTATAAACGAAATAGTTGTGGATAATACCATAGTAGGAGCCGTACCTGCACCAACTACAACTGAGTATATCTTATATATTAAAAATTCTGTTGCAGAATCTCACGGTATTTTAGGGCACTATAGTGTATTTACTTTAACAAACGACAATACAAGTAAAATAGAGTTATTTTCAGTTGAGTCTGAAGTAATGAAATCATTCCCTTAAAATTAGTATCTTTGCTACAATATGGATGAAGTTCAAATAGTACAGTCTAATCCTGAATCTGTTTTGGAAACTATTGGTCAAAACAGAGGAGTATTGTGGGAAAAGATTAATGAATTCAAAGGACAATTGCTTTCAATTGAAGAAACTGTAAAGCACCACACTCCTGAGATGCAAGAAGCTATGCCGCTTAAACACCATATTAAAGATGGTATTTATACTAGGGAAATTTTTATGCCTAAAGGAATGTTGGTTTTAAGCTTTATACATAAAGTAAATCATCCATCATTTTTTTTAAGTGGTGAGATGTCTATTTTAACAGATAAGGCAGAGGTAAAAAGAATAAAAGCACCGATGGTGGTGCAAACAGAAGTAGGAACACAGAGAGTTGCTTATATGCACGAAGATTGTGTATGGGTATGTACATATAGAACAGATGCAAAAACAGTGGAGGAAGCTGAAAAAGAATTGTTTACTGAAGATTTCAATGAGTTACCTACATCTGTAATTAAAAAAAATAAAAAATTATGTCAGCAGCAATAGCAGGATTAGCAATTGGAGCAATATCAACAGGTTTGTCGTTTGCTCAAGCAGGTCAGCAAAAAAAGCTTCAGGCTCAAGCAGAAGCAGAAGCTGATGCTGCAATGGAAGCAGCGAGAGGAAAACTAGAAGTTAACTTTGCAGAACAAATGTCCATTAAAAAAGAAGGTTACGAACTTGAGAGAGAAGCTAACCTAGCCGCAGGTGCACAAGCTTTAGAAGCAGGTGTAGAAAGCGATAGAGGTGGAGCAGCTACTGCAGGTAGAGTTCTTGCCGCACAACAAGCAGGACAAGCACAAACTCGTGCCGCAATGGGTGATGAATTAACCAATATTGAAGCTGCAATTGTAGAAGAAGACTCAAGACTTAGAGATTTAGATGTGGCTTTAGACTTAGAAGAAGTTGCGGGTAATCAACAGAAAGCAGCAGATGCTCAAAGAGCAGCACAAGCAGCAAAAAACCAAGGTATACAGAGTGCGGTTTCTACTATAGGTCAAGCAGTATCTATGGTTCCTTTATATAAGCAAAACCAATCAGCACAAAAAGCAGCAGTTGGTGGTATGCAAATGGACCAAGCACAATTTGATAAGTTTGGAAATGTAATGGGTAAAAATGGTGGTGTATCTAAAAGTATGGGTGAAGCCGGTGGTGCCGGATTTACTAATTTAGATTTAGGTTCAGTTGCTAATATGTCCAACAAACAATTTAGACAATTTAAAAGAGAACTAAATCCACAACAAGAAGCAATGTTGTTTAATAACAAACAATATTCTCAAAATTATAATCAGTATATGCAAGGTACCGGTGGTAGAAACGGATTGGATTTCTTTAATTACCTACCTGAATAAAATTATAATATGGCAACAGCATATAAATACGTTGAAAGAAAAGCAGAGGATAATATAAATTGGGCAGAAGTAGGTTCTAATTTAACTAATACTCTTAAAGAAGAAAACAGAGTTCGTGAGGAGAAAAAAGGTGCAATTGATGCAGCTACTCGTGAAATGCAAAAGGTATTAAACAATATACCTCAAGGAGAAAATACACAGTTAAATGAATTCGCTTTAAATGCAGGTGCTGATTTGCAAGAGGTTATGTTGATGCAGGAAACTCTTTTAAAATCAGGACAATTAGACCCAAGACAATATACCATTACTAGACAAAATTTAGTTGATGGAACTGACCAAGCTTTTAGTTTGTTTGAAAATTATAATGCTGAGTACAAAAGAAAAATGGCTATGAATAACTCCAACCTTCCTGTTGGAGAACAAGCTTCAGAAATACAGAATTGGTCTATGGGATTAGTTGAAGGCTTTGGAAATTTCCAAGACAGTAAACTTATTATAAATCCACAAACAGGTATTATGTCTATGGCTAAAATGATACCTGACCCTAACAATCCGAATGGTCCAAGAATACCTGACGAAAATAACTTAATGACTGTTCAAAACTTAGAGAACAGAATTAAAGGAACTTACACCAAGTATGATGTAATAGGTACAGTTGATGAATATGCCAAATCATTAGGTGTAGATAAAGAAGTTCAACGAAAAATGGGTGGATATAGAGCCAATGGTTTAGTGACCGAGGTTTCAGATATTACAAAAAGAGAAGGCTTTGGTTCATTAGCAGACCTAACTGATGCACAAATTGCAGTGATTGCTAAAAAAGCAGGAATCAAACCTGAAGATGTAAAGGTTATGTCTATGTATGAAAAAGCAGAAGACAGTTTTGTTAAGAGTCAATTAGGTATTGGAGACAACTCTGCAGCATCAGTGCTTGTAGATTTCTTGCAAGGTGATGGGTATACTCCAACAATGGACCCTAAGGAAGCCGCAGCAGACCCTCTGAAGGTATTAATGGTAAATAACAACGGTAAGCTTGAAGCAGAACTTACCGATGAGCAACAAGCTAAAGCAGAAGAGGCAATGAAAGTTCAGCTTCGTATGCAGTTAGATAAAACAGAAGAATACAAAGCTGCACCTAAAGATTACAATGCTCCTACATATGCACCTAAAGATGTTAGAGATGATAAAAGAGAGGATAAAGCTAAAGAAAATATTCAAAGAACTTGGAACTCTATTAAAGGTCAAACGGCTGACGAAAGAGTTGCTTCTTTTGAATCTTTAATTGGTACTGCGGAAGGTAAAGCGGCAGGATTGATTGGTGTTAACCCATCAACTGATGGATTGTCTATAGAGTTTGTATATACTGACCCTGTTAAAAATAGAAGAATTGATTTCACTGAGGATATTAGTGATGAAGATTGGGCAATACTAGGTAATGAGATTACAGGTCTTGATGACCCTACAAAAGCATTAAATGCAGGAGGATTTATTAAAGATGCTGACGGTAACAGTAAGCCTCTTAACACAGACTTCGGAGAATCAGGAGCAAACAGACAAGGTAACCAAGGAAGATTTGACACAGAGGTGAGTTCATTCATTAAAAAAGGATTCCCTAAGGTTACGGGCAGTATGGGTACTGAGGAACCATTCTTAGACCAAAGTGATAAAAAAGTAGCTAAAGCTTTAAATGATAGATATAGTAAGTATGGTCTTAAAGCGGTAGCGACAGGAATTGGAACAACGGATAATACCCGTGTAACTATAGATGGTTGGAAAGGTAATGCAGAATATCCTGCGGAGTTTGATTTAGATTCAGATATTAATATAGATTCTAATGCACTAGAAGAAGAACAAAGATTTGAGAAGTGGTTGACTTATGTGTTGAAACAAACTAAGCAAATAGAAACCCTAGCAAGAGACCAAAAGTTTACAGGTGGTCAAGGTAAGTATGGTCCTTGTGTTAATGGTAAGAAAGAAGAACTTGCAACAGGACTACAGGTCAATTGTTAATAGAAAAGAACTATGGATGAAATTTTTTATGTAACACCCAATGGTTATAAGATTAGTCAATCAGAAGCACTAGAAAGATATGGTGATGAAGGGTTTGACCAACTTGTAAACGAAGGGCAGTTAACTGAATTTGTAGAAGAAGAAACACCTGAATTAAATTTTCAAGATGGTGGTCATTTTTATGAAACACCTAATGGTAAAGTTTACTCTGAAGGAGATTTAGTAAACCGCTATGGTGTAGAGGAATTTAAATCTTATGTTGAGCAAGGCTCATTAAAAAAAAAAGATTCTCCGGATTTCGTTTCAAGTTTTTCGGATGGCACATCAAATGCTACAACTTCACCGTCTCCCGTTTCTGAGGAGGTTGATTACTTTCAAGGAACATTTGGCGATATACTAAGGGGTATAGATGCTATTAGTCCTGTAGGTGTAGGAGATTTTATTGATGATATGGCTCGTTCAATTGATGCCGGTTTTCAAAATGGTCAGATTGCAGAAAGTGGTAACGATTTACTTATGGGTGGTACTTCTGCTACCTATGAAGACATACAAGAATTTATAGCTAAAAGTCAAAAGGCTACTCAATTAGGTCCTTCTGATGAAATGCAAGATTATCAAAGAATTTATGAAGAAGAAGGTAAGGGTGTATGGGGAACAATAAAGGGACTCGTATTAAACCCTAGTGTTATTCCTGAAGTATTAGCTAGTTCTTTTTCGGCTATGGCTAATGAAGATTCAGCAGCAGCAGGAGGTGCAGTTATTGCAGCAGGTACTGCTTATGGTGCAGGTACAGGTGCATTAGCAGGTGGTGTTGGAGCAGCACCGGGTGCAGTTGCAGGTGCCGCAGCTAGTTTACCTTATGCTTTTGCCGCAGCTAGTACAGTTTTAGAAACAGGTTTAACTTATGGAGAGTTATTAAAAGAAAGACTTGAAGTTCAAGGAAAAGAATTAACTGCAGATAACGTAAGAGAATTACTATCTAATGAAGAGGTTGTTGATGAACTAAGATTTGATGCCATCGCAAGAGGTATGGCAATCGGTACTATAGATGCATTAACAGGTAGATTAGGTGGTAAGGTAGCAAAACCATTACTTACAAAAGCAGGTGCCGCAGGAACTAAATCTGCATCAAGAGCATTAAAAAGAAAAGCAATTGGTCGTGCTATGGGAGTTGAATCAGTAGGTGGTTCTATTGGTGAAACCGCAGGTATTGCAGCTACTAATATATACGGTGAGCAAGGACAAGAATTTGATACCGGTGAGATACTACTAGAAGGTATTGCTGAAGCACCGGGTTCTGTAAAGGATTTAATTGCAGTTAGATATCAAAACCCTAAATATAAAATTAACGGAAAGAAAGCTACTGTAGAAGAAATAGATAAAGTTATTGATGGTATGACTTATGAGCAATTAACCGCTCCTAATTTTAAAATACAAATAGATAATGACTTTGAAGGTAGAGCACAAAAATTACAAGATAAAATTCTAGCAGGTAGAACTAAGGAATCTGTTATGGCGGCAAACCCTGACCTAAACGGTCCAACGGTGGATGCTATTGTAGATTTAGAAAGACAGGTTCAAGAACTAGAGGGTAGAGTATTAGGTACAGTAACGGGTAAGAAAAAAATTGCTGATTTAAAAAAACAAATAGTAGACTTACAAGAAAACCAACTAGCTGATGAAGCGGCTGCTGAAACAGAACAAGTTGTATCTGATGTAGCTGAATCAGTTAAATCAAGTATAGAAGAATATAATGCTTTATCTCCTGATGAAAAATTAGAATTACAAGACAGAGCCATTGAGCAAATGGAAAATGAGATGGCTGAACAAGGTATTAAAGAATACGAATTGACCAATGAAATGGTTGATGAAAGAGCATCTCAAATACTTCAGCAAGATATAGATAATTTAGAGGGTAACCTAGAAGGTGAAACTAGATTTAGTGTTGCAGAAGAAGGAGAGTCTGCTTTTGTTGCTGACCCCTCAAATTCAGAAGCAATCACAGAAGAAATGAATCAAATGGATGAAGCTGAAGTAAACTTCACAAATCCTACAGGTGAAACTACAACAACAGTTAATCCTTTTGAGGATAGTAATTCTTCTACTAATCTAAACGAAGACGAAATAAATGACCTTGGTTTTGAAAGCCAAGATGATATGGTTGGAACTATCGAAGAGTTTAATGGTATACCTATGATTACAGGTGTATCAGATATAGCTGCAGGTGGAACTATAAAAGACTCAAGAGGCAACGATATGAATGCTAAAGGTGGTCTAATGTTTAATGCGTTAGCTAAAGTTAAAGCGGCTTGGGCAGGTGTTGCTAAAGATAAATCACAAGGTCAGTATGATAATGCAGTAAAATTATATCAAAAGAATAAAGATTTATTTGATAGGTTGTGGGATGAAGGAAGATTACCTAAAGGACATATACCAATGGCTATTGTTCGTATGGGTAATGATGCAGTAAATTCAAACGAACTTGTTTACAGATACCTATCACCTGAAATTAATGCTCAATCTCAAGAAAATCAAAGAGCAGCTTTACTAGAACTTGTTTCAGATTTAAATAATAAGGCAGGTAAGTTTGGTAAAACCTCTAGGCTAATACAGTTTATTGAAGATAAAAACATTAACACACTAGGTCAGTTGATGGATGAGGTTGTAGCAGATGCAAATGCTAGAGCAAAAGGAGATGTCAAGAACACATTAACTCTTGATGAGAGAGCAGAATTGTTTGGCTTTATTACTTCTCCTGAGACAACTAAGTCTGTACAAAAAAGTAAAGATGGTAGTATATCAAACCGAATGTTAAACGCATTGTATAACGGTACAGATGGTAAGGGAGCAGAAAACTTTTTAGCTAAAAATATTTACCAAGCAATAGGCGAACCCTCTATGATGAAAACCAATAAAGGAGACGTGGTTTCAATTGTTGGTATTGATGTATTAGATGGTGGTGTTATAGATATAGACCATCCTAACTACGGTTCAGGTCCTAAAGGAAGATTGATTAAGCTTATTAAAAATCCAACAAGTGGAATGGATGTATTCCCTGAGTGGAAAGTAAAATCAAATAGAGTATTTAAAAAAGATAAGAAAGGGAGATTACCTTCACAAAGAAATGTTGCTTCTCAAACTATGGGAACCGCTCCTAGTGACAATGCTTTTCAGGGTGCATCAGTTCAAACTGAAGGTATAACTGATATGCAACAGTTGGCTGCTAAGTTTAGATTTGCATTTCCGGGTGTTACAGTAGTGGCTACACAACAGGAGTTTGATGCTATGCTAAAAGAACCGGGTGTTAGAACCAAGGTTTCAAAAGGAAAGACTATTCTTGGTATGACTAAGGATGGTAAAGTATTTATAAATCCTGACCAAGCTTCTTTAGGTACACCTATTCACGAGTTCGGACATATATGGATTGACTTCTTAAGGTCAAAGGCTAGTGGAAGAAAGGGGACTAAACTTTTAGAAAGAGGATTAAAATTAATTGAGGGAACTCCTGAATTAAAAGCAGCTATAGAAAAATATGGCGACAACAAATTAGCTAGAGAAGAAGCATTGGTAGAAATGATGGCTAATAAAGGAGAGACTATTGTTAATGCTGCAAAGAAGTCTAGGTTTAAAGAGTGGATGAATGCCACCTTTAAATATATTAAAGAAAAATTTACTACGCTTGAAGGTCTTAAGACAAAAGAAATAGAGTCAATGTCTTTAGAAGACTTTATTAATACAGGTCTTGCTGATTTATTTGCAGGTAAAGCAGTTGATGCAAAATCAAAAATAAAGTTTGATGCAGCTAAAGAATCTCAAGGTATGATGCCGAGATTTTCTTTGGGTGATGATGTTGCTGCATTTATAAAAGATGCAAGAGGACAAGGAATATCAGAGGTTGCAATTAGAACTGTTCTTAATAGAAGAGGTGTAGCACAAGAAGATATAGTAGTAGCTTTTGAAAAAGCAGGACCTAAAGCAAATCAAAAATCAAAAGTAAGCGAGAAGTTTGCTAAAGGTTTTGATAGGGTGATGGGAGAAATAGATGGTATTGTAGAAAAGGTTAAGGCTAGAAATACAAAAGAAAGTACAAGTCCAACTAAAATATTTAATGCAGCTTTAGAATATTTAAAAGGTACAAGACTTTATAAAGACTCAACTGACGTTCAAAGAGAGAAGATGATTCGTGAGTTAAGAAAAAGATTTGGGCAAAAAGAAAAGAAGGCTCCGTCTGCAAAACGATTATTGTTTGGTAAAATAAATCCTAAAACAATTACTCTTACAGAGAAACAAGCTTTAGCAGAACAGATTAAATCTTTAAATCGTGGAGCAAAAAATGCTATACAAGCATTTGTTGAAGCGAGTAGACAACTAGCACAACAAATAGGAGAGATGGCTCAACAGGGCAAGATAACTTCTAAACAAGCATCGGCTATTATAAAAAGGTTTACTAAGGTTAATATGTTAAGTGAGGCATCTATTGACAGTTTTGTTGAATATATGCGTAGAGTATTTAAGAATGCTAATTACGCACAAGAAGTTGCAGTAGCAAACAAGCAACGTAAACAAGCATTAAAAAACGTAAGAACTAAAATAGGTATTGCTGATGCTATTAATACACAGTTAAATAGAATCTTTTCTATGAAAGCTTCATTGATTCCTGAGTCTGTATTCCAAGAGTATATAGATTTAGTTACAGAGTTTGGAGAAAGGAAAGCAATTCTAAATCCATCTGCAGTAGCTGAGGTTGAAAAAATTACAGAAAGAATATTAGAAGCGGTTGATGTAGAGTACTCTAAAGTTCCTGAACTACAGGAAAAATATTCTGCATTTGAAAATAAAGTTGTTGATAAAGACGGTAAGGTTGATTACGCTAAAACAATTAAGGCTATGCTTAATGATGGTATCATTGATGAGATAGACTTAGAGGTAATGCAAAAGTATAAGAATGAAATACTTCCTAAGAAACAAAAGGTTGAAAAGACAGAAGCAGAAATAGAAGCTGAAAGACAAGAGGTTATAGCTAACATAAAGAAACTACCTGCTTTAAAAATCTCTGAACTTCCTAGTAAGTTTGAAAGAAAGGTTGCTGCGATGTTTGAAAGTTTAATCAATAACATTGAAGCTATAGAGAATCTTTCACTTGAGGATTTAAAACAAATAGATAAACTATACAATAATATAAACAATGGCTACACACCACATCTTGTTCAGGTAATGAATGAGAAGATGGATGCACAGTTAAAGGGTAAAGAACTTGCCGGTGGAATAAGCGGTTCTAAGCTACTTCCTGTAACTAAAATGTATGCTAAGTTTAAAAGTATATTCACTAGAAAAGGTTCTGTTCTAGAAGCCATTAGAAGAAACCCATTGTTCTATGTTGACCAAGTGTTCGGTAACTTTAAATCAAAACCTATATTTAATACTTTATTTAATCCATCAGCAAAAGCAAAAGAATTATTTACGTCACAGTTTAAAAGACTTAGAGGTAAGATAGATGCTGCCGAGGCTGCGGTTGCTAAATCATTTAAACAAAATCCAAACAAGACTTTGATGTCTAAGTTTAAGCAGATGGTTTATATGATTCAACTTGAGCACGATTCTAACTTGGGTAACCCTGAGACAAGACATCAAGCTGCAGCATATATTAAAAAGACTATTGAAGCTATTGATACAGATAAAACCACCTTCAGTCAACAAGACTCTGAAATGTTAGCAGAGATTTTAGAAAAGTTTACTGATAAAGAAACGGGAGAAATAAATCTAGAGAAACTTTATAATAGTTTTAATGAAGCAGAGAAAAATTCTATTAAGGTTATACAAGAAGTAAATTCAGAACTAGGTCCAATGGCAGTTCAGACTGCATCTATTATTAGAGGTACAGGAATTAAACCAAGAAATAATTATGTACACTTAAATGTTGTAACAGATAGAGGTCTAGACCCTAACAGTAATGAATCATTTATACAACAATATATGAATGGTTTGAGAGGTTCTACTAAAGCAAAGTCTTTAATCAAGAGAGAAGGTGTTGTGTCGGCTTTAAACTTTGATGTGTATGCATCAGCTACTAGAGGAGCAAAAGGAGTGTTGTTAGATTTCCATATGACTGAACCAATTAGAACCGCAAGAAGAACTTTAAATGTAGCGGAACAAAGATTGAAAGGTGATAAGGCTAGAATGGATTCTAAAGATAGAGAAAAGTTCAATGCTATTAGAGATGCTTATGAAGAGGTTGTAGAAAATATGCTAACCACTGCATACCAACAAACCACTATTGCAGAAGAAGCAATGAATTGGTTAAAGAAAAACGGGTATCGTGCTATACTTGCAAGTAGTACTAGGTGGATTGCGGAACTTACTTCTAACGCAGCTTTTGCAATGATAACTAATCCTGTTGCTTTTGTTAAAGGCTCTAAGTTTGGTGTTAAGTTTTTAAATAGTGATGCCGCTCCAAAAGCTATGGAGAATCTTAAAAGTAAACAGACTAACCGTATATATCCTAATGAAGATATGTCAGGTAGAATGATTGATACCAATATAATGAAGGAGTCAGAAGGTATCAAGGGCGGTAGAGCAATGGGTAGATTTAAAAATAAACTTGTACAAATTTGGAATAGGTCAGGTAAAAAATATCAGAGTGGTGTGGCTACATTAGCCGATGGATTAATATCAACACCTGATAAGATTGTAATGAGACCTATGTGGTTTGGTTCTTTTGCAAGTGAGTTTAAAAAGATAACAGGTATAGAACCTGATATGGATAAGATTGCAGCAAATGATTCTAAGTATATGGCAGACAATGCAGAAGCTTTAGCTAAAGCAACAGAGGTTGCTGACGAAACTTCTGTAATGACAGGTTCTACTGCTAATCCATTTTTAGGAATATTAAAAGGAACGAGAAAGCCGGGGGATAGTGGTTTCAAAACTGCATTCAATGCATTCAATACCTTTATGACTACATTCTTAATATATGAATTTGTAACTGCAAGAACAGGTATTGTTAATGCAATTGGTCGAGGTCATTTAAGTAAACGTAAAGGAGCCGCACTACTTGCAGGTTCAACTACTCGTATGATTATGTATACTATGATGGCACAAGTATTAGGTGAGGCACTTGCAAGTATTGCAGGAGAAGAAGAAGAGCCAAAAGATTTAGAGAAGAAACTTGGACAAGCAGTTGCTTCATCAATGTTAGGGTTAATTGTAGGTAGAGACTTTGGTAATGCAACTAAAGCCATACTCAATATGGGTATTGAAGAGTTCAATAAAGAATTCTTAGACTTCTTAAGAGACGGAGAATACGATGTGTATAAAGATGGTTTATCTTATCAAGTTGTACCTAAAAATAAAGATGGAAGAGGTTCATCTCTTGGAGATATACTAACTAATATGGCAGCTTCTTTAGGACCTGCAGTTAAGACCGCAGACTTTATTGTTAAGAAAGCTACGTCTGCTCCAAAGAAAACTGTTGAAGCACAGGAAAGACAAGAAGATGAGTTAATGTATAGACTACCTCTTGAATTATTAGGTAACTCAGGATTCATACCAATGTATAAAGATGTAAGACGTTTGGTGTTGAGAAGTTTATATGGTGAGATGAATAAGAAACAAGCACAGGAAAGAAAGGCTGCTGCTATAGAAAAAGAAAAGCTTGGCAACTATAGTTCAAGAAGCGAAATGAAAAGATATAACTATAGATTATGGTATGACACCTTTGGTCCTAACTCTCCTGACTATGAATCTGAACAACAAAAGAAAGAACAGAAAAGAAGAGAAGCTGAATTAAATAGATTACTGAAAGATAAAGAAATGAATTACACATCAGGCTCTTCATTTGGTTCAGGAAGCTTTGGTAGTGGTGATGGCTTTGGTAAAAAGAAAAGAAAGAAGAAAGGTAAGGATACCTTTGGTAGTCAAAAATTTGGAAACTAAATAAAATATATGCCGTTTAAAAGTAAAGCACAAAGAAGATGGATGTATGCAAACAATCCTGATATGGCTAAAGAGTGGGATTCTTATGGTAAGAGTAAGTACTTACCTGAAAGAGTAAAACCTTTAAAGGCTAGGAGAAGGCTTGTCAAGAAGAGAAAGTAAATCTATTCCTTCTAATACAGGTAGATAACTTATTTCTTTAGATATTTTTTCTCGTCTAGAAAAATCTGTTTGTTTAGGTAAGTCTCTGTGTTCCCATACTAAATCAAACTGTTGCAAATAAAATCCCCAAACACCTTCAGGTGTGGAGTTAATATATACCGGTATTGTCCCGTATGTTTTACAACGATGCATCAGAGCATCATACTTTCCTTTCTCTATAATTAAACCTTCATAATGTTTTCTTCTACACTTAAGTTCAATATCCATTTGATATCGCTCAGAAAAACAATCATATCTTGATGTGGAATATTCACTAGGGTTCAGGTCGTTTATAAAATTGTCTTTTATAAAATCAAATAACTGCTGCTCATTAGCAAACTGCTTGTAATCATATGTCATCCTCTATAGAAATAGATATGTCCTTAAGGATGTCTTGAAGTTCTTTTATTTCCTTCTTTAAGATAACAAAGTCTCTGTCAATTAGTGCTTCATAAATCTCATTAGTAGAGCCGTGTATTGCTTCCATCAAATGATTGATGTGTGTTATACGTTCTTTGTCATACGCTGACGGCTCTTGCATTTCCTATAAAGGTTCTTTGGTTACATTCTTATCCATTGTTTGTAAAAACAATGTTCCCATATTATGATTAATAGATTTAATTGCAGTATAAATTTTACGAGAAACTTTCGTTACCTCTTCTCTTTCCTTTTTATTGGAATCTATTCCAAGATGACAATACATAGAACAATCCATTCTTAAAAGTTGGTCTTGCTTTTTTTTATCTGACCAAGTTTTATAGGCTAGTATTTTGTCTATTTCATTTTGTGTATACACCATTGAAAAAGTGATTTAATTTTTTTAGAACGTGGTCCTCTGTACCGGGTCTTGTCCTCTCATCTATCATCTTAAAGATGTCTTCAAGCCTACCCTCTTTGTTTATCAGTTCGGTGAGTCTAGATTGGCACGTCTCCAAATCCGAAGATAAATCTTTATTTTTAATTTTCAAAGAAAAAACTTCGTTTTTTAGTTCATTTTCTGACAAATAATAAACAGGGTCATACTCTTTATTAAACTCTGATTTAATTCTTTCATAATTATTACGAAGAACTACATCTGTTTTTATGTAGAAAGGAAATGTTTTAAAGTAATGGAGGATAGTTGCGTGGTTCATTAAGATTGATTTAGAAATAACACTGCACCCATAACCACATTCTCTAAGTACATTAGCATATATCATTTTACAATTGACTGTATGCTGCATTCTATTCCTATCTTTCTTAACGTCTACGTTAAGAATTGTTTTTATTATTTCTTTTAAGTGGCTGAACTGTTCCACCTTTAAGTATAAGGTCTCTAACTCTTGATTCATCTATGTATGATTTGATTGATTTGTTTTCTATTATAAAGTCTAAGTATTCATCTACTTCAATTTCATTTATATCTATTAGTATTGGTCTGTCATCTTCTTGTTTCAAATATTCTATCACAAAAAATATAGGCTCTGTTCCTTTGTCAGTAATAACACCTGCTACTTCTTGACTCCATCCATTTTTTGTAGGGAGTTCTTTTAATACCGCAAGAGCCTGTGCTACTATTAAGGATGCATCTGATAAAGAATAGTCACTTAGTTGTTGGAAGAACCAATCATCTATTTCGTAAGGTAACTTATCCTCGGTATACTTCAGTGCTAAAACCATATCCTTCTAGTTCTTTTAATCTATATTCTTGTAGTTTAGATACTTTTCCTTTTGGTGTTTTAACTTCACTAAACAAAACCTTACTATCAGGAGGTATTGCTAGGATGTCAGGGATTCCATTCTTATTAGTCTTAACTAATTTTAAAACATAATAACCCTCAGCTTCTAACTGCTTAATTCTTTTCGCTTGTATCTGTTGTTCGGTCACGTTTATAATCTAAATAAAATCCTATAGCCACTATCACATTCATACCCACTGATGATATGATTTCTGTCAAGTCGTGAAAGGTATGAACCGACAAGTGAATATGACCAACCACCCAAAAAGGTATAGCTAGGTTTTGACTAATCCATATTAGTGTGAACCTTACAAACCTCATATCACAAAGATAACAAATCCTTTTTAAAATGATTCACAGTATAGTCCTTCTTCTTGGAGACTGCTTTGTAAATATCTTTTTCAATTCCTCCTTTAGAGAAAACCCAATAAACGTCTGACTCTAGTCTATCTTTAGTTGTCATTCTGTCTCTGCTTTGCCAATATGATGTAGCAGAAAAATCTATATTATAATATACAAGAGCATCTGCTTTTCGTAAGGAGATACCCTCACGACCTGATACAATTTGTAAAGCTATAGATTTATTTGTGTCTTCAAAGACACTAAGTTCTGTTGTTAAATTATCTCCAAAGATTTTTTTTAAAGCATTTAATTCTTCTTTGAATTTATAAAAGATTCCAATCTTCTTACCCTTGAATTTTTCTTTAATAAATTTTGCTTTACTATAATCCAATACAGTTGAGTTACCTGATTCAAACTTTATTGTTCCGGAGTATAACTGATGCAGCTTCATCATTAATTTCACCGGTGTATCACCAAGTATGACTTCATCTTTTCCTTCTACTACTAAAGTTTTTTTCAATTGAGCCGTAAGCTTATAGCTTATTGGTTCAAGTTCCACCTCTAGTGTGTGCTCCCTTGTGTCTACTTTAAACCCTGCCTCCTTTTGTGAGTAAGCAATAGTATGTGGTTTCATTTCATCAAGTATAGATTGTAGTCCATCGTGATAATCATTTATATACAAACCATTTATCTTTCTCTGCTTTAC